ACTAATTGTATCAACTGTTTCATCGCACGCCACAATTCGAGCCCTAATTCTCTCATAGCTTTTTGCATTTCTATTAATTCAGCAGCCTCACTTTTCTTCTGGGCGGCAGTTTTTTCTGCTGCTACTCGTTCTTCTTCTAATCGTTTTATATTGTCTTCAACACTTAAATTAAGGTTACCCTGACTGTTTGTTAAAGTTTGAAAACTTTTAGCATGTACTCCCATTGAAGCCGCTAGCGGATCTCCTGCTAGTTGCATTGCTTGAATTGTACCAGCAAGTCCCTGATATCCCTTAGCAGATTGTATTTGAGCTATTGCTAGAGTTCTTGTAGCAGAAGCAGAATATTCTTCGGCCGAAACTCTTTTATCGTTTGCACGCATTGCTTCTTTAGTAATTGTATCAGTTAAATCGCCCATTAGTGAAGCAGTTAGTTGACCTTCCTCTCCTAGTATTGCCGAGCCCTGAGCGCCTGCTTTGAAAATTTGAGCTCCTGCTTTTCCAAATTGAACTTGGTAGCGGCTTAACCCAGCAGTTAGCTTATCTCTTTCTGCTTGATCTTTTGACGCTAAAAATGCTTGCCAGTTTGCTTCTCCCGCTTCCTCTTCTAATTTTTTCTGTAAACTTTCTCTAGATTCGCCGGTTAGTCGTGCTAAGAAATCTAATTCTTTTCCGTATCTAGCAGCAGATGCTGCAAGGCCTCCCTGATCATTTAGTGCTTGTTTAGATATTCCACCAGTTGTTCTAGCATACTGTATGATAGTGTTGTTTGCTTCTTGGACAGTGAATCCGAGACGTAATAATTCGTCTGTTAATCCGCCGGTTTTCATAGCCTTAGCAATTCCGTCAAAATTCTTTTTACCTAAACTAGCAGACCCGCCCATTTGTACTAATGCTTCCGAACCATCTTTTAATATTTGAGTATATTCTTGTGTTGTCAGACTTAAAGAAAATGCATCGTCTCTTAGTTGACTTAGATTACCACCTAGATTAATACCATTTTGTGATAACGATCGAAACATCTCAAGATTTTCTTCTTGTAGTTTAACTAGTGAAGAAAATAAACCTGCAACAGTACCAATAATTGGTAAATCTTTGAATGCTGTAAAAAAAT